AAATTACTGAAAATATTGGAACTGGTGCTATACCCCGTAGTTGTATTATTACAGATACTATGCGAAATGATGGTGCTAATTGTATTGGTGTTGAAATACATCATGTATCGGGTTCTAAGAGTTATTTGCTCTTTGCTAATTACACACAAGAAGTAAGACAATTACAGGGTTTCAAATTAAACTTAGCAGTATTTGATGAACAACCACCCGATGATTTCTTCTCAGAAATTGTAACACGTACTGCAACAACACAAGGTAAAGTATTATGTTCATTCACGCCATTAAAAGGATTGAATGGATTAGTTAGTAAATTTTGGAACAACGAAGAAGGTTATGAATATATACGTGTGTCATGGGACGACTGCCCAGAATATGATCCATGGGGGCAACCTTTTCTACTAAATAGTACACGTAGACAATTAGAAAAAGATTATCTACCGCATGAGCGTGATGCACGTATTGCTGGTAAACCTGTAATGGGTAAAGGCGCAGTGTTTCAACTTGGTCATTGGCCTACGTATAAAACAGGTGATATTGATTTTGCAAATATTAGTAATATACAACGAATCATAGCACTTGACTTAGGACTAGTAAATGACAAGACAGTTATCAGTTTAATGTATTGGGAACCATATGACAAGATTGCTTACTTACATCGACAAATTATTGTGCAAGGTATTGAAGAGGCTGTTCCAACACAATATATTAATCATTTACTAAGACCAGAAGTATTCGGTACACCCATTGTGTTACCTGCTGATGCAAGTACGCAAGGTCGTTATACAATGAGCAGTAGTTCAATACGTGAGTTATTTGAAAGTTATGAATTAAACGTATATGAAAAGCCAATTATGAATCCACCTGATAGTATGGGTCGTATAACTAATCATAAGAGTTATGGTATTAACCAAATGCGACAAATGCTTGAAGTTGGAAGTTTAATGGTTAATGAAAATTGTACAAACTTTTTAAGTGAAGCACAAAACTACTTTGTAGACGAAAAGGGACGTTTTAGTGATCCTGACGATTGTATTGATAGTGCAAGATATGCATTATTAGGTATATTAAATGGATTAGCAGAGCCCTGGGATAATCGCAATAGTAGACAACGTATGATGGCTCAACGTGATAGATATATACGTAAAGATATGTCTAATAAAGCAGAGTGGAAAAAGACTTATAATCCAAGTGAATAAAGTAAAATTTACAAAAGATAAATAATAGATAAACTAAGGGCAACTATAAATGCTAAACATAAAGAATATCCCTATTGATAAAATCAATAAAAATAAATCCATTAATAATAGATTCGTCATAATGAAGAATCAAATGGATACAAAGATGGCTAGTTATCTACGCTATTTAGGAACAAAAAATGCTGTCAACCGCGCTAGTGATTATCATTATTTGTGTCTGGCCGTTACTGATAGTACTGCTCCTGTCAACGGTATTGACTATATTCACCCAAGTGTCAAACCTGTCGTTGATTATGCTACTGCTGTCATTGCTAAAGGCCTTATGCCAAATGGTGAAATCAATTTTGAATTTGTAGCGAATGACGATACAGATACAGATGGTTCAAGACAAGCGACCGAAATGGTCAAAAAAGTTGTCAATCAAATGAATGACCCACACTTTATATTAGAGCGTTGGGTTATGGATGCAAACATGCATAAAAATGGTATGATGATGATTAAGCCTGTTCGTGAGCAAATCACACGTTATGTAGAAACACAAGGTACATTAGAACAATTAAAAGCATTTGAGTTACAAGCGATTGAAGGCGGATTAACTCCATTACGTCAAAGTCGTAGAAAAGTAAATGTACAAATGCATAAAGTAATGGATGAAGTAAAACAATTAATTGGTGCACATAAAGAAGATATTGCAAATGACATGATTGAAAAGTATATTGAAAGTATACGCACTCAACATGAAGAAGAAGATCCAAATGAAAGTTTACAACAGGCTGCTGATATACATAATGAAGCACAGCCACAAAATGAATTAGATATATTAAACGAAAGTATTACTCGCAATACAATCTATTCAGCAAAATACAAATTAACTGGTTATAATATTAATATCAAGTTTCATCCAATCGCACAACATTATTGGATATGTGATCCAACAGTACCTGAAATGAAGGATCAACCATTCTGTGGTTATTATGATCCAATGACAATACAAGAATTAACTGAATTATACCCTGATGTAGACTTAGAAGAAGTTGAACAACATGCACAATATAATATGAATGGTGCATATCAAGCAGGTTCAGTATTAAACAATTTAGCGATTCACGCACGTGATAGTGTACCTGTTATGGGTATCCCTGTTAGTAGTGCAGCCAGTGCTGATCCAGATAGTAGAATGGTATCAGTAGTTACTGTTTGGAATCGTTATGATATTGATGGTGATGGCGAATTAGAATTAATTGAATTGATTTATACAGGTAGTTATATTATTAGTGCAAGAGAAGTTGAATTTATTCCTGTTGCTAATATGTGTCCAAAGCCACTACCAGGTAACTTCTATGGTATGAGTATTGCTGAAAGTGTTATCCCAATGCAAGAATATAACACTAGTGCGGCACGTGCAGAAATACAATTAGGTTTATTAACAGCAACACCTCGCATTGGGGTTAAACCTGATCGTGTTGATTTTGAAATGATACAAGATGGTGAAAGCGCAATCTTTATATTAGATAGCAAATTTGATCCTGCAAAAGACATATATCAAATGCCTCCTCCAAGTGGTAACTTGCAATTCTTAGAAGTTGCAATGAATCGTATTCAACAAGATACAATGGCTATGGTTGGTATGACTACGCCACAAGATGTATTCAATCCAGAAGTAATGGCTCCTGGTAATAGCGGCATTAAATTACAAATGGCATTAACGCCAAATCAAATTATACAAGACAATACGGTACGTAATGCGGCTGAAGGACTAAAAGAAGCATTATGGTTAGTATGGCGTACATTGATTCAATATGGTGATGATTATGGAGTTAAGAAATTAGCAAGTCAATGTCACCCAGATAAACAACCAGTTTTCTTAGACTATCAAAGTTGGGATGACATGAACTTCTGTGATAGAAAACAATTACATTTAGAATTAGCATTAGGTATGATGAGTGAAGAAAATGCATTGGGCAGACTACAAATCATACAAAAATGTCAAATGGATTTATATCAAACTGTACAAGGTATGGTAGGTAGCAATACATTAACTCCTGAAATGTATAAGAAAGTTAAGAAGCCATTTGCCGATACATTATATGTATTAGGTATTAAAGATTGTGATAGTTATCTACCAACTGATGATGAAGTTGTAAAAATGATTATGCAAGCACAACAAGCAATGAGTCAGAAACAACCTAGCCCAACTGACAAGAAAGACTTAAGTCAGGCTATGTTGAACCAAGTTAAAGCAAATCAAATTGAAATGCAAATGACTGGACAAGATGCAGAAACACAACTTGATTACATGGCAATGGCTCAGGGTAATCCAAAAGTTTATAGTTAAATATGAAAGATAAATAAAGAACATGATAGACCAGAACAGCATAGATTTTTTTAATAATAGATTAACATATGACTTGAGTAACATGAAGAATTTAACCCCTGCACAACAGGATAGAATTCGTAATTATGGTAGTCAAGCAGAAAACTTATTAAAGAACCGAGACTTAGCGATGTTTGTACATCACTTTAAGTTTCAGTTAGCAGATGAATTGATAGAAATATCAGGACATACTGATGTAGATAATACAAAACGCATTGCATTAAGCAATGAGTTAAAAGGAATAGATAGTTTTGTAAATAGCCTTAAAAAAGCAGTTTACTACAAGAATAAACTTGGTAACACTGAAATAGTGCCCGAGTAAATAAGGAAAATTTATGACAGAAAATATCAGCCCTAACGCTACAAGCGCGGCCACTGAAACAAGTGCAGTCCCTAGTTTAGACTCAATAGCCGCTAAGATGGCCACAATGCGTGAAAACACATTGCGTAACCAAATTAGACCTACTGAACAGACTGCGACAGGTGAAGAAGAATCGGCAGAGACTTCAACCCCTGTGGCACCCAACGATGTTGAGCCAGAAGTTGCTGAATCTAGTGACGAATATATTGAAGAAGCCAATCACGAAAACGAATCCCCTGAAGAGGTAAGTGAAGATAGTAATGATTCAACTAGCGAAGAACTAATTGACTTTATCGAGTTTGCAGAAACTAATCCGAACGCTAAGTTCAAGTTTATGCGTAATGGTAAAGAAATAGTTATTGATGCTAAAAAGGCAAGCGCAATATTGGGTCAAGGAGCAGCAATAAGCGAAGACGCACGCCAATTGAAAATTGAACGTAGTGAATTTGATGAATATCTAAAAGAAACTCGTACACGACAAGAAGGCTTAACTCTTGCAATGGAATTTACTATTGAGCCAAAGTTACGTACTGCATATGATGAAATTGTTAAAACACAAGGTTATCAATCAGTATTTGAACAACAACTTAATAGTACTAATGATGCAGCACAAATAGCACGAATACGTGCTAGTATGGCTCAGAACGAAACTTATATTCGTCAACAACAACAGGTAATAGGTCAACTAAAACCTGCAGTAGATGAGTTTAAGCAAATTCGTAATAAGCAAATATCTGAATCATTAGAACAGAATCGTAAACAGTTTAAAGACAAAGAGTTGAAAAACGAATATGTCTATAACGAAATACGTGAAAAGATAAGTAAGATTTGGCCAGAAGCCAAAAACGAAGTTATCCCTGGAATTCCAAACATAGACTTAGTATCATCTGATGAAAACATTTTAAGTTTGATTCGTGATGGATTAAGATACAGAGATAAACCAACAACTCGTAGTGCAGGTAGTAGTATGGCAGTATTAACTCAAAGACGCAGTTCAACCAATAGTCAGCGTGGTTCCGATGATGGAATTGAAAAACTTCGCCAACAAGCCAAGAGCGGCGATAAAAAAGCCGGAGACAACCTATTGATGCAACGACTATCTCAAATTCGTTCGTCAAGAGGTGGTAGATAAAATAGCCTATTAAATTCATAAGGAGAATATCATGGCAGAAATTACAACCAGTCAAATTGGTAATGGTACTACAGCGTATGGTTCAGACATCGTTGTTAAGGACTTAGACCTTGACGTAAGCAATCGTATTAAAGATGACACACCTGTATTGAACATGTGTATGTCAAAGAAGCGTAAAGTTAACTCAACACTACCATTGTGGACAGATGACATTTATCGCTTACCAAGCGCACAAGCGCAAGTTGAAGGTGCTACAGTTGCAACTTCACAAGCAGAAAGTAATGCTCGTTTCAACTTAGGTAACTACACACAGATTTTCAGTACAGTTATTGCTGCTTCTGGAACTGCACGTGCTGTTATGCAAGCAGGTGGCGATCCTCAAGCATATCAAGAAGTCAAGCAATTGATTGAATTGATGTTTGACGTAGAGCAACAATTAGTTCGTGCTGACCAAATCGGTACACAGTATTCTGGTCAAACAGGTACTGCTATTACTAACCCAACACAATCATATAGTGGTGGCCGTCGTATGGGTTCATTGAACAGTTTTGCTGGTACACAATCTTTTAACACTACTTCAGGTACTGTTACTGGTTTGAATACTAACACAAACAATGCAAGTACAGATAGTGCAACTACAGCAACAGATACATTCAATATCTCTGCTAATGGTACACAATATTACACTGGTACATTTACTAATCAGTATTTCTCACCAGCATTGTACAAGCAATTGGTAACTGTTGCAGAACAACGTTATAACGCTAAGATTCGTACTATCGTTGCTCCAACAAGTCTACGTTCTAGTTTAAGTGACAACATGCCACAAAGTCGTGGTATCAATCGTGTAAATAGTGAGCGTGGTGACACAATCGCTACATACGAAGGTGACTTTAACTATTCATATGAAATATTTGATTCATGGATTATGGATCAATCTGGTGTTTCTAACCAGATCTATTTCTTGAATGAAGACGTTATTCAGTGGGGTTCATTACGTGACCTAGGACCTAACAATGAAGTATTCAGTAATGCTGATGCATCATTGGATCAGTTCATCATGGAAGGTACATTGATTGTACGTAATCCAGCAGGCGTTGGCGTATTGCACAACATCACTGCAGGTACAACACAACAATCAAGTTTACCTGGTGCACGTCCAAGCGTATTGGTTTCTCGTACAAACCAAGGTGCTGGCAGCACATATTAATCTTAACGATTAATAACACAAAAGGGCTCATTCGTGAGCCTTTTTCTTTTGATAAATACTTATATGAATGACATTAATAAACCCGAATATTTAGACGACAAAGACCCAGAAAAGAACCATGATTATTGGAGACAAGACCATGGTGGATTGATTACTAATCATAATGGAGTAGCAGATAAACTATTACAAAATGATAAGTTATACAAACAAATGAAGGGTAATTGGAAAAGAACAGATTATAATAAAAGCAAGAATATTAAAGTTACAACTGGTCGTGAAGATGGAAAATTCTTTATACAGCGTGAACAAAACAATATTGAAGCAATTATACAACATGTTAAAGATTATCGTAAAAGAGCAGAAGCAGGACTGCCCGATCCACTAGCACCATTAATGCCTGATGGTAAACTAGGTCACAAATGGATGGAATTGCCAAGTGTGATAAGTATACGTATCAGTGACCAATATTTCGGTGGTATGCCCTGGAACGCAATTAAAAATGATAGAACATTAAAAGCACAATTCTATCGTGTAGTAGAAACAGAATATCCACAGTTTGTTTGTTATCCAGGTGGCAAACTACCAATACCAATCGAAGTGCCTTACCCAACTAAAGTAGGTCAACAAAAATTCTTTCAAGGAATGTAAAATATGTTCGTAATCCCAACAGCAGATGACTTAGTAACGTTCATCAAAGACTTCACAGGAAGTACCAATGATGAAGAAATAAAAAAATGTATTTTTATGGCAGAATTGTCAATGCGTAACATTGAGTTACCTGCATTACGTTGTAATCCATATGCTCCAGAAAACATTGGAGTAGCAGATGCCAATGGTCGCATACCTATTCCAGGTGATATGAACAAGCCCATATTGTTTTTTAAACAAGGCGGCACATATAATACAAGTGCGCCAGGCACAGGAGTCAGTGGACAAAATACAATACAATTAACTGGTGTAAGTAATTTACCATTAAGTTCAGGTATGGTTGTATCAGGTACAGGTGTTGCAACAGGTGCAACAATACAAAACATCACTGGTAATAGCGGTAGTCAAATATTAACATTAACATTAGCAAATACAGGAACAGTATCAGGTACAATCAATTTCACAAGTACAGCGAACCGTTCTAGTCAAACAGGTCCATGGATTGTATATGATAGAATCGGTGATCGTGACATTATTACACAAAGCATGATTGCACAATTATATTTGCAACCAGTTAATGTACCAGCAGTTATTCGTGGCAAGTTTAGTGAAGTAGGTCAAGTATATGAATTCTTACCATACATCGCTGAAGGTGATTTAATCAACATGTATTATTATAAAGCATGGCCACTATTATTCAGTCCAATTGGTACTTCAGGACAAACAGTACAAAACAATGCAGTATTAAGTACATGGGCAGAAGGTTATGTTTATGCGACATTACGTGAATATTATATTAAACGTCATAATGACCAAGATGCCGCAGTATATGATGCAAAGTATAAAGAATCATGGAACATCGTTGAAGACCAAAACAATTTAGGCAAATGGAGTGGTGGACATACAAGACTAACTTCAGTTTGGCAACCAAGACAATATCGCCAATATAATATTAAATAAGGCAAATTATGAGTAATACAACTTTATATACCTATGTTGATACACCAAACGTAGCAAGTAATAACTTTACCACACTTTACAATGGCGTACAAACTGTTGGCGTTGTTACCAACTATGGTAATGCAAACGTAGAAGCATTTTTAAATGCAGGTGTTGATGGTGCCAATCAAGTACAAAATATTGTAATGTTTGGTAATTTAAGTGTTGGTGGTAACAGCAACTTAGGTAATGTAGGTAATGTTCATATCAGTGGTGGTAGTTTAAATTATGTATTAAAAACTGATGGTGGCGGTGGATTAAATTGGGCACCATTACCAAGTTTTCAAAGCAATACAACCAGTTATGTTCATTTTGATGTAGGTACTACAGGTAACAATCAAACATTTACAAATGCAAATTTAGTTGTATATGCTAATAGTAATACAATGGCTGTAATGAAAAATGGTATTAATATTGAACCTAGTTTATATACTATTAGTGGTAATGTATTGACTATTAATATATTATTGAATAATGGCGATACCATTGATGTATTACCAAGTTATAGTGGTGCAAGTAATACAACACCAGGTGGTAACATAACAGAAATACAATATAATGGTGGCAGTAATACATTAAGTGGTAATAGTAG